AATTCAAACAATTTGTAGTAGGTTTTTGACCGAAGTATCTTGTTCCATATTTTGTCATTCTTGGTTTATTACACGATTTACATTTCCAAAAACCGTAAATATTGAATACTTTTGATTTATTTTGATAATACCAATGAAGGGCAGTTCCTATGTCAAATTGGGTTTGAAGGCCAAAATCTACAAATGATTTCTGTTGGGCTTGTGTCAAATAGCCCAGCGCATACTCGCGGGGACAGAATGTGCCAATTTCAGATATTCGGACTTGATTATATTTTTTAAATCTGGGAGATTTTTTTGTATTTAATAGTTGATGTGATAATATTTTTGGGTCATGTACCCCGTCACATGTTGTTTCTGTTCTTGTACTTGTTCCTATAAATTTCATTCAGAAACCCCATAATGTTTTTTATTCAAATTATGACAAGCCAAAGAAGCATTTTCAAAATTAGAAATGTAAACAGTTTCTCCAGATTCAATATCCCCCACATACCATTTATCAGTCAATCTATCACACTTTTTTTGGAATTTCATTTCAGATAGTTTTGGCATTTCTATTTGTTCTTTTATAATTTCAATCATTTAATTCTATCATCCTGTCGTCTGAACTTTTGCAAACATTTCTGAAAATAGGAAGGCAAAAGAATTACATTGGCCTTCTCTGACAATTTCTGCACTTTCGTTTTGCTGCCACTGTACCATAATCCTTTACATTCTATGTAAATTTCTTTATCTGGTATATAAAAATCTGGCGTATAATATTTGCCATTAATAAAAAAAGAATGTGGTTCGTACTTGAAGTTCACATCATGCTTTTTTAAACATCTTGCCAGCCAAACTTCGTATAGGGATCTGTAAAAAGCTTTTGTAACTACATCGTATTGTTCAAAATCAAGGCCAACTTTTGGAGAATTCTTCTGTATTGTAGGTGGAATTTTTTCGCATTGGTCTATATATTCTAAAAGACATTCATACGAACAAAATAATTCAAAATCATCTAATACATTCAAAAAATCTTTTTTTGTTACTGAAAATTTTTTACCACACCAACAAATAAGCTCTTTTTTAATCTGTTTCGGCTTCCTGCCCGGTTTCAACTTCGCCATTTATTAGTCCCCTCTTGTTTTCTGCTGCATATTCAATTATTCTGCGTTTTAATGTTAAATAATGTTGTGGGTCTCCTTTCCACATTGCCAGCATATCTTCTTTCTTACCATATTCATAATCAAATATTTTCCAGCCTTTTTTATCTAAAAGATCCAACCTTACAGCATGTTCAATTACTGTTTTATGATCACAAGAATCTCCTATTTTATAGTCCTTTGTATCTTCCAAAGCTAACAAAAATTCGCCTTTACCTGCCAAAGTAAAAATTTTACGTTTAATACCTGGAGAAACAAGGCTCAAGGAATGTCTGCTATAAATAGGTAATTCTGTAACCGGATCAATCATATCACCTTTTACAGATAAACCTCCAAGCCTACATGACAAATGCCAATCATGTTTAGACGCATAACATCCCTGCATTTCTTCGGTGGGGCCGTAACCCCCTTTCAAACTTGCTCTGGCTTGATTAATTGCGACAAAACATGTATTAACCTTTTTCTTTTTGTTGATAAGTAGAGTGGACTTTACCTTATTCATAAGTCTAGTGTGAAGCTGCGCTCTTTTGCCCATATGATTTGTCAAGGCAGGATCGTAAATTTCTGCTTCTGGTATTACCCTGGAAAAACTATCAAGAAGAACGATGCCACAATCATCCGCGTTAAGACATTCATATATAATATCAACACACTCTTCCCCTGTGGATGGTTCTGCCACAATTAGTTCGTCTATATTACACCCAAGTTGATGCGCCCTTTCGAGATCAAATCCCTCATTTGTAACCATTACAGATTTTTTCTTAATCTGATTATTGCATTTACAATCCCAAAGAAATTCAAAACAATTCCAACAAGTATTCTGCGCTAATCCAAGTAACTTTGTCGCCGAACTCGTTTTAGAACTCCCTGGAGGCCCCCAAAAAGCAGTAGTAACTCCTACTGGAATACCCCCTGTACAATAGTCTAAAGCAAAAATTCCTGTGTAAAGTCTCGGGAAATCTTTGCCGTAATCAGATTTCTTATAAAAAGCATAATCTTTTTTAGATTTCATTATTTCTTCTATTGTTGCCATACCTATCCTTCCAATTCCGCGATTTCGGCAATAAGGCGTTTGTCAAGCCAATTTTTTAATTTTTCGTAGGATTCATTGATTTCTTCTGGAATACAAGGGTAGGTGATTGATATAGAAATTTTGGCCGAGGAATAATTGGGGAGCCCCTTTGTCATTCCGGCTGTGATGTTTAGATAGGCAGGATTTCCTTCGTTCATTGCGGTTGGCAAATATTCATCTTTATCTTTCACTGTTGTTTCCTCTTTTGTCATATTATCTTTAAGTATTACTGATGTGTGCGCCTTGCATTCAAAGACCCAGGCCCCCTTCCTGCCAGTTATTCCATAAATATTCACTTCTCTCCTTCAATGGCTTTCTTTTTCTTTTTTTTCCACTATGCCACAAATTGTTTATCATTTTAATCTGTCTGTGAGATAAATAATATCTGTTCCTGCCTGTTTTTGTCTTTCTTATTAAAATTGGTTTAGGTATAATTCCTCTATCCATATATTGACAGATAGTTGTGTATTTTAAGTTACTAATTAAATTCTGCAATGCCCATTTTGCCTTATATAACCTCTGGCCTTCGACAATTATCATTCTCGTGCCATCTATGAGTGGCTTCTTTATTCTTGCTTCTCGATCCATTCTATGTTTCTTTGTTCGTCCTGCTTCTTGCGCCATTATCATTCTTCGGCGCATATCTTTTTTTTGTTTTTCGTACCTTTCTCCACTATAATATTGTCGAAAATATTCTTTTCGTTCCTTATTTATTTCCCTGTATTTTGCTCTTTGTCTTCGTTTTTCTTTTTTCCCTACCATTCCTACCTCGCAATATAGGCAGTGTTAAACCCTTCTTTTTGATACCATTTGCTTCTTGATGCTTTCCATCTCCGGGCTTCTGCATAATGGGTGTCAATGATGTCAATTACAACTGGATCTGGCATAATTGGGTTTATCCTTCTTGCCCGGCCTACCATTTGTGTCACATTAGAACTTGGGGTGGCGAAAATTACACCCCTTAATGTATCTATGTCTATGCCGATTTCAAGCATTTTCTTTGTTGCCAAAATGCAGCTTGCCTCTTTCTCAATCCGTTTCTTTTCCTTGTCTGGTGTTTTACCTATGTATAGGCCGGTATCATCATGGCCTTTTTCTATGAGCATTTGTTGAATTTCTTCTAACTGGGAAATTCTGTCACCAATTACAAGAGTTTGGATACCCTTATTGATTAAAATATCTGCAAAATAAGTTATGATATTATTCCTGTCTGAATTATTTGCTAACATAGACAACAGAAAAGCGCGTCTTTTAATTACGTCGTACTGGTCAATCCAAATAGGAAATTTACCAGAAGTTTCTTTATATTCGAAATAAAATACATCTGGTTTTGGTTGGGTTTTCTTTTCTGATGATATTATATGTTTGCCAAGATGATGAAAATAAACATCTTGCATACCATCTTGCCGTTCCAATGTTGCCGATGCCCCGCATCTATGCTTTGCTTTGAACAATGAAAGAACTTTTGAAAACTCTTTTGCTCCCGTGGAGTGACAATTTCCAGTAATAAATATTTTATTATTGCGTCTTACAACTATATTACCATCTGGTACAGTAACACAATAAACTTTACCCTCGTAGGGCACATACTTCTTTTCAAGTCCTCTATTATCTGCACATTTAGTTACAGAATCAGCCCATTTAATTCTATGGGGGGCGGAGTTTTCCGGTTTTATTTTAGGTATTTTGGAATAATTACTATTTTTACCTGCTAAAAAAGCTATAGTTTGAACAATTGTTACATTGGGATAATTACAATTTTCATAAAATCTTGCCTTTGTTGTTTTCATTTGCTTTTTAGCTTGCCAACCATCCCACCTATACAATTCATCTAAAAATTCTTCATAATAATTAGCCCCTTTTGTAAAAGAAACCCATTCAAAACTCTTAGATAAGTTAAAATTTTTACCTACCTTAACGCATATATTACAATCTCCTCTCTGATTATAAGTTTTTGTATATTCCTTCCCCCATTCAGATAAAATATATTCACACCTATCTATCTTTCTTTGTTTTCTAAAAGAAAATCTAACTGTCTTTTTTCCATTCTTGGCTTTATATAAAAAATGACCATCTGCTTGAAACATTATTTTAAATCTATCAGAAAATGACAACTTGCCTTTACTGTCATTATAACAAGATATAGGAAATAACCTTCTAGTATTAAGATTTAACTCACTTAAAGTTATTTTACGTGGTTTATTACCATATTCGTAAACAAGTTGTTCGTGATTCGGGGTTCCTAAAAGATCATAATACTTCCCTGTTATATTTACTAAATCTCCTTCATAATCATTACAAATAACTCGTTCTGGATTTACAAAAGTAACTTTCTTAGTTTCAGCATTAAACTGTGCTACTTTATGATCAACCGTAACATCCTTTATAGAAATCCATCCCTTGTCGGTCAAAATATCATGAGAAGGATGTAAACATTCATCTATAATGACGAGGCCGAAATGATCTTTAAATTCTTCGGGATATTTGTCCTTGCATAAAGAATGAACAAGGCCAATACAGCCTGTCTTGTCTTCGTATTCGCATTTATCCTGCCTAACTATACCAATATCATCTTCAGTTAAAGTGGTAAATTTTTTAATTTGGTCAATCCAATATGTCATCAATCTTTCGAGGGGTACGATCACAAGGAAAGGAACTTTAAGTTCACATGCAATCTTAATCATAATGATTGTTTTTCCAACACCAGTATCTGCTTTTATAATCCAATCATCTATACCAGCAGTTCTACGAATATCCCAATCATCTATCATGTTTTTTTGAATCTGTCTTAGTTCGCCTGTAAATTCAAAATTTTTCTGTTTTGGTAAAATTCTTTCATCTTTTGTGCCTTCCGGGATTTCCTGAATATTTCTTGGAAGACCTATCCAATCATCAGTTTCAATGCAAGTGATAATTGGATCTTTATCATATTTAGAAGTAACCCTACATTTCGCCTTTACCCCGGACATATTCGAAATGTCCTTTTTTGGCACCCATAAAAAATTTGAAAATATCATTTTTAACCTTTTTAATAAAAAGCCGATTCCACAAACGTCTTTGTGGCGATATCTGTTAATTCAGATCAATGATGCGCTATAAAGAAGCGTTCCGGCGTAAGTTATATCAAGTATTAGAGCATGTCTGCCAAGGATTCTTTTTTGGGTTCGTCGGAATAAGATTCGGAAGAACCTATAGGATCAGAAATGCCGATAAGCTTCCTAATTTCCGAGGCTGATTTGGGTTTAAACAATTCTGCATAATCAAAAGGCTTAATCCATTCGTTAGCGTCTTGTCCCTCTGGGCAGAATTTTTTAAGAACTTCTACATCAACATCTTTTTCAAATTCTACATCCGTCCCTGTGGCCTCCCCTTTTTGGTCACTGGATCTAAAAATTTCAAATTTCTTATATTTAAGTCCACCAAGTTTTTCCTGCTTCCTAAGAAATCTTTCCGTACCGCCTTTCTTTAAAACAATAATCTTCTTCCTTGGCCCTGTTTTTGTGCCATCTTTCTTTGTATACTCAGTAAAATCAATGATACTGGCAACAGATACTAAGGAAGCATTATTGCCGTTTTCACAAAGAGGGCATTCACCTTCAATATCTCTAATACATGTTTCGTAATTATAATAATTTGTTTTGCCGTTTACATTTCTCGAATATTGATGTTCCAGCAGAAATGCATCAATATCGTCAAGAAAAACTACATAACCGGTAGAACTGGGAGATAATTTAAATCTCCATTCTCTTACATTACCTTGTTCTGCCTGTTCTTTCTGGCGTTGTTTCTCTTCTTCGAAAAATTTTCTACCTTCGTCACCTGATTTCAAAAAATTCATATCTTATTTCTCCATTTGTCTTGGAACTTAAAGTTCCGTTTGTTGATTTGTAAGACTTTTTTTAAGTCTTCTTTTGATTTAATTTCCCCAGGATCTTTACATCCTATAATTGACCAATCTAACGATTGAATGGGCTTATTAAAAACCCGTTCAACTGCTCTGTGAAATTTAAGTCCTGCTGAATCAGAATCAAACCCAGTAATTACTACTAAATTTTTTAATCTTTGTAACTTTTTAGATTTGTAGCTTACCCCTCCATGAGTTGCTATTACATTTGTCAATCCCAATGTTTTTAACCTAAGTACATCAAATGCCCCTTCAACTAAAATAACTGGTTTTGTTATATCCAGGTATTCTATTCCAAAAAAAGAATCTTCGCGCCCCCATTCTAAATCAACCCCAAAATGCTTTGACTTTCCATGCCAAAATTTCTTACCGTCTACCGACCTATAATGAATCCAGTAAGTTTTAAAATCCTTATCTCTTATAGGAACAAGAACTGCGTTTTCCCAAATAGAATTTGTATGGGTCAGAAACTTTCTACAATAAAGTAACCCATGTTCTTTGGCAATATTTAAGTCAATCCTTCTACTTTCAATATAATTTTTGGCATTTTCTATTGGTTCAAATAATTGTAATACTTCGTCTGGGACCGGAAGTGGCTCTTGTTTTCCAAAAACTTTTTCTTTGTATGTGATGACTTCCTTCTGGTCTGATACTTCATGTGTAATATACTGTTTAAATAAATCTACACCTTTCTTCCATTTAAACGTACTAAGGATTGATTCTATACTTCTTGTCCCACATACAAAACAATGAAATACAGACTGTCCGGTATCATTTACTTTGAACCCTGCGGAAGGGTTACTGTCTTTCTTCGACATATGGTTGGTATCAGCCAATGGACAACTTACTTTTATCCAATCATCAATAACGTCTATTGGCTGAATTCCCAACCCATACAACAAATTTAATAAATCCTTTTTAATCATAGTATAAATATGAGACTTTATAGTTATATGTCAAGTAAAATACCCATTTTATTCTGCTTTTCCAAAAGCCACTATTCTGCCATCTACCATCAATAAATATAATTCACCAGATTTATTATCCATAAAACCAATATATTCCTTGCCATCGGTTTTATCCCAGGATTTTACTACGACGTAAGTATCACCAGATTCTATAAATTCGTCGAACAATGTTTTTAACCTGGAAACGTCTACCGTAGAAATCCCAAAACTTGTTTCAGAAGAATTACCACCAATATTTGAAATGTCTATGATATCAATATATTCAAATATAGCTTCCTTCGGCCCTGCAAAACATGCTGTCGTCATCAGAATTATTATTACTACGATTAATTTTTTCATATTTCATTTTCCTTTCGGCTTGAGTTGAATTGTATCTACATAAAACCCAGTGTGATAATCAGATATTCTATCTTTTGCTATTTGTTCTGTAGGATATGGTATGCCTATGTCTGCCCCCTTCTTTTCGTTAAAATAAATATTCACCCAAGGGTATCTTTTAGGTTCTGCCGGGGTGATATTAATTTCTGTACCTTTGTGGTACAGGGATGGAATTATATCAGATTCCATCCAATATCCCTTTTCTGTGTAGGTTTCACAAGCATGAGTATCCAAATAAACTTCTACCGAAAACTCTCCTTCCTTAGCAGTTTCGATAACCGTACCTGCCCCCCTTGTCACATCAAAGACTTTATCCCCTACTTTAAAATCCATGTTATGCTCCTTTTTGTTTAATGTTTTTGCATATTTCAAAACAGCTTTTTTAGCTTCCAATTTACTATAAAATCTACCAATTTCATTGGCCTGTGTTTCATCCCAGGCAATATATTTCTCATCCTTTCCATCAAACGTAATAAATTTTATTACCCAATCATCATTTTCGTAATTCGTGCTCATTTAGAATATTCCTTTTGTTGTTCTTTAAGTGCAGATTAGATATATAGATTAAAGTTATTCCCTAATCTGCACATACGGTTAGTTTTAAGCTACCAAATCTGGATATTCGTAAGATTCTGATACTAACGTACTAATATATTCTTTCGTGTCTGTAATGGCCCGTAAAAGAGCTGGAAAGCTATTTGCCTCTGAATCAATAATTTCCAAATGAACAATCTTATTTAAAACATTTTCTAATTTGGAATAATATCCTAATGGGCTAAACACTTCTTCCCCTTTTCGTTTCCCCGTTTTGGGAATTGTAATTTCATTTAAAATAAATTGTTTATCATCTCCAACCAATTCATAATTACGCCTTTTTCCATTAAATCTGATTTTCATTTAAAATCTCCTTTTATTATTTGGTTCTTTATTCATGTTCTGCGAGATTCTGGTGCTGTTTTAGCGATGTTTGTTACTTTTCAATGTAATGGTATCAACTATACTGCGTAATCCCCCAAATCGTGCTGTTTTAACCATTTTCGCTTCAAAGTATTCCAAAAATCATATCCTTCCTTCGTTTTATGGAAATCAAAAGTGTCAAAATAATATTTTGGATTTACATCGTATAAGCTTGCTTCCATATTTTCTTTGTATCTTGATAGACAATCGTGGTTTTTTAAAAATACGGTAAATTCTTTAATCATTTAAAATCCCATTTCTTATTGTTTAACTGATACTACCATAATCATTTGATATTGTCAATGATTATTTTTTAATTTTCCATTCGTATCCACAATTAGGGCATTTTGCATTATAATAAGATTTACCATTAAATTCATGTACAATACGAATTCCATGTATTTGTTCCCACAATACTACAATTTTATGCTTGCACTCTGGGCAAATTTTACTAATAGTTGTTTCCATATCTATCCTCTTGTTCATTGTACTTGAAGTACGTTAGGTTAGCATTTGTTTAAATTCTTCTTCGAGTTCCGGGTCAAAATAAGAGTCATGTGATTCCTGTTTTTTCGGCTTTTGATTCCTTTTTGAATAATTTGCAATATCCTGGGCCAGCAAGCCCTGCTGTTTAACAGATTTAAAATGGGCATAGACAGGATGCCACAAAATATATTCCAGGATAAATTGGCCCTTTACAGTATTTTCATTTTTGGTATTAGAGAAATCCCATTTCTGCCATTCATGATTAATGTAATCTGTCATATTCTGGCGATGATAACTATTGATAGGCAAAGCTTGATATAATTCCAGGGCACCGGATATTTCCCCTTTTTCATATTTCCTACGAAACCGAAATAATTTATCTTTGAAATTATCAACATTACCTATATTATCCGGGGCAGGAAATTCCATAGATTCGGCCCTGTTTAATAATGTTTCACACAACGAAACGGAACGAAAATCTTTTTCTTTATTTTTCTCTACATATTCTCTTAGAAAAGAATCATCTACGGATACGGTATACGAATTAGGGGTATCCTCTATACCCTTACCTAAATTATCTGATACTGAATCTTTCTTACCTGTTTTATCTGGTACAGAATCTTTATCTTTACCTAAATTTTCTGTATTATCGGATTTGGCCCCTACGGTAGTAGTCTCTGTTGTAGTCTCTGTTGTAGTCTCTGGTATAGTTGTGTCATATTGCGTTGACCCTGTGTCATTTTGATTTGAGCGTGTGTCATTTTGATTTGAGCGTGTTTCATGGGTATCAATTTTTATGTTAATATTTTTTAATTTTGATAGCCCTTCTTCATTTAAAGCGAACCACCTTGTTTTGTCGTATTTCTTTTTATTAAACTCCGCTATGTGTATTAGTTTCTGTTTGTCTAAAGATTTTATTGTTCTGTTTATGGTAGATGTTGACCAAAAATTAAAATACTTTTTTTTCAAATCATGTATACTTTGAAATGTCCAATATTTCTCATCTCTGTAATTATAGGATGTTTTGAGCATAAAGTCTATTTGTAATAATAATATACTTTCGTTTAGACCAATTTCTGCCGCAAGTTCTGGAAATATTCGAAGAGTAGTTGGATCATTTTTTATAAACAGTGTTAATTCTTTTCCCATTTTTAATCATCCTTCAAATCTAAATGAGTTTTATATTGAATTTCCAGGCCTAATTCGTTCATTAATTTTAGTTTAAATTCATCCTTAACTTTTTGTTCTGTGTTTTCGTGATACCCTCCTTGATATTCTACACCAAATCGGGGCATTCCATACTGATCTGTAACGAGAAAATCCAGTCTACACATTAAAAAATAATCATAATGCCAAGATTCTGTAAAAAGATGTTCCACATCTTGTTTTTGTATAAACGCAGCTAAGGATACTTCCGGGTAAACATATAGATACGTTCTACGTAATTTTTTATATAAATCATGTGCTGCTTTAGAACCAAATACTGGTTTTAATTTATCATTTGTATTTAATTTACATAAAGCTTTTTCGAAATCAGGGTTCATATGGTAACCTCCAGAAGGGGGAAAGGTAATTAAGTATAATTTTCCCATTTTTTTATGTAAGGATTCTCTCTTTTTTTCAGAAATTCCCATTATTTTTGCAACTTTATTACTATCTTTTGTTTTAGCCAAATGTATTAAATAATTAAGTTCTATCGGAGTCAAAGATTCGTATACCCCATTATCTATTGCTTCAATATGTTTTAAAACCTCTTTTTCATATAATTGATTTTGTTCTTCTTCTTGTTTTTTATTATATTCTTCTAATTCTTTTTGTTTTTTTTCTTGTTCCTTTTTGAAGCAGTCTTGGCATTTTCCGTATCCTGTAGATAATACTCTGTGAGTTTGTAACATACTTCTATTTCTTTTAATTCCGTCAATTAGATAGTTCCCACATTCGTCACATTTTTCATTTGTATCAAAAACAAAAGAATTTTCTTGCACCTTTTCTCTTAATGTTTCTTGTTTTGTATTATATTTACGAGATAGTTCCGCCACTGTAATAGAATATATAACTTTATTTTTGGAATTTACTCTCAAATCCCAATACTCCAAACATTTATTTCTTATGTCATCAGAAACCCCTTCTTTTATATTTAATAGTAAGCCTTGTTCAAAAGTATGTTCATCATAGTCTACATCATTTAGCTTCATAAAAAAATTCTCCTCATTAACAATTAATCGTTTATTCAAATTTAATGGTCAGAAACCCCTGCCTTTAGGCTGGGGTCTCTTTGCAATTTAAACAAACACCAGTCCACTATTATTACGAATTACTTGACATAGTTTCTGTTTAACATAACCATGCTTTTCAAGTATTACTTTAGATTGAGTAGATGCCCAACCTTTACATATATCAATGTCTCCATTATAGTTAATTAAATCACCAGGTTTAAATCTTCTTTTAGTATTATTACGACGATATATTCGTCTACCGGGTTTAACTTTAACAGATATATTAGACTTTTTACGAAAATCAGTTAGACTATCTTTCTTTTGTATTGAAGATCTATTACGATTCCAAGCAACTACTTTAGATTTACCAGTAACTTTATTAATTACATAATATTTACGATCTTCTAATCTCTTTACCCAAGCTCGATCATGTCTACGATATTGTTTAATATCAATATGATTATCAAGATCTATATAATTATAATCACTAATATCTTGAAGAGTTAGACTATCACAGAACGCTATAATTTGAGCATCTTGTTCATGAGTCTTCTCTAATCCAGAATCAAATCTTACTTTTTTAGTAATATAACCATAAGTATCTTGAGTTGGTAATCTGTCTTCAAATACGCTAAATAATTTAGACATACATGAATTAAGTATTCCAGCTTGTTTAAGATTCTTATTATTAATAGATGGACATTTAATAAGATTATTATGTACTTTCTTATGGCAGTTTGAACAAAGAGTAATTAGATTACTTACTTTATTTGTTCCACCATTAGATCTTGGAATAATATGATGTACTTCTAATATAATATTCTTTTTAGCTTTACATACTTGACATGTATAATTATCTCTGCTTCTCACATAAGATTTAACATTCTCAAATCCGTAAGATTCCCCTCTCTGATATTGCCAGGAATGTATCCCTGGATTATTTATCTTTTGAGTATCAAATTTAGTATATTCAATATGTATCTTATTAATTGGACATCGTTTATCAAACCAATTTATTAGATTATCATGAGTAGCAATAAGATGGTTATGTGTTGGTCTAAATGGTTTACAATCTCGATTTTTCCATATAGGTTTACGAAATTTACATGAACCATATTTTCGCTTAACATTCTTACGTCGATATTGTCGTCTATTCTGACGATACATCTTACGTTTTGCAAGATTCTTTGCAACCTCAGTACTTCTAATCTTAGCTTCACCACTAATCAATAATGTAATAATGTCATTATATATTTTATACAATGATATACCAACATGATCAGTACCAGGATCGATACCTATTCTAAATTCCGCATCTACTGTATCTTCATCTCTGAATTCTTTATCTAATAATTTTACTGTTAATGAGTCTTTAGTACGACTAATTATTTTGGCAGTATCATTTTTGAGTTTACGAGTTATCATATGACCTTTCTTTGTCGGATGACCTCTCTTGCCATTCTTATCTTTTACAAAATAAATCATTTTTAAAATCCTTCTTGATCAAGAAGATTGATTGCGTCTCCCTCGACTTCAACTAAAGTAGCACTGGTCTTCGTTACCTACTAATCAGCGATGGGGATTTACACTAATTACTCCTAATTTTAAAGTGTGTTCAGAGCTGGGAGTGGCACCCTGAAGTAAACTTTAGCTGAATTGTCTGTTCAAGCCCAAGTCTTTAGACTTGGGTCATTGACATATTTCTCCTTGTACTTTAAGTTCTTTGGGTTTATTCCATACGCGGCTCTTGTTTTGCTTTTGAATTTTGTGTTGCCCTTTTATTAAAGGGGTTTCTAAAGCGTCTTCCGCGCTCCATCCGCTTCTGAATATTCTTTTTGATAGTGTAGATGGGCTAATGTTAAACATTTCAGCAAATTCTATTAATAATTTAGTTTCGTTTTTGTATGTTATATATCTACTTGATCTCATATTTCGTTGATTTTCAATTCTGGATGACCATACACAATTACCTTTATAATATCCTTTTTCGTTATCTATTCTATTTATTTGCGCTCCTTTATATGGCTTTTCCTTCATATCTTCCATAAATTTTGTAAAATCCTTCCATTCTTCACATACTGTTATACCACGTCCTCCATAATCATCATATCTTTTATCATTTGTATTTGTACACCTATAAATCATAGATGCCCAGCTCTTATATTCCGATGTATTTGATTTTCCGTGAGTTGTATTATTTTTTCTGGAAATTTCGCGCATCAAGCATCCACAACTAAGAGTTTCGTTATTTCTTATATGGTCTTTACGGACTTCTTTTATTGTGCCACAATCGCATCTAACAACATAATAATTCTTTTTGTTTTCCGAATTTCCTAATATTGTTAATCTACTTTTCATTCTTTCTCCTTATGTTCTTTAAGTTCAATGTCAAGTTGTTTTTTGCAACATTGCCGGATAATTTCAGAGTTACTTACATTTTTTAGATAGGCCGCTTTACGAATCATTTCATAAAGTTCTTTAGATAACTGGGCAGTCACTGTTATATTTTTCATTAGTTCCTCCGTATACAATAAATTAAACATTTATTGGCTTATTGTCAAGTATTTTATATTCTATTTTTAAAAAATTTATCCAATTAAATGTTTATCATTTTCCCATTCAGTATTTAATATTTTAATTAATTCTTTTAAAGTATTTGCTATATATAAATATCCATTGTGAATGCAACACCAAACTTCCTTTTGACTAATTACTCCTGCTTTTTCTTTATATATTTTCATTTTTTATTTTTCCTCATTAGGTTTCTATATATTTGTTTGTATTTCAAGATTTCTTTATTAGATTCGCTATATTGATTTTTGTATTTGCTATAACATATTTGCATGGCTTTATCTTTTGCATCTTTTTCGGATTCAGCGGAAATATTTAATTTAATTATGCCCTGTTGTAATCCGGTATCTACTTCAACTTCGAATTCCATTTTTAATGTCTCCTTCTATCATGTTTTTTAAGCAATTCTATTTTTTTATTTAATTTTACCCAACATTTTTCGCAAAAGACAGGTCGCAATTCTAAAGCAAGTCTAATTGTTTTTTTGCCATCATAATATAATCTTTTGCCGCATTCCCCACATGTTAAATAATATACCTCAGCCATTTTTATCCCCTTAATTACATCCCGGTTATAAAATCTTCCAGTTCCCAATCATCAATTTCAAATTCCCGGTAATCATCATAATAAGGAATTGAATTATCATATTCTTCAAATTCATCTTCCGTGATTATTGTTCCGTCTGCGTATTCCCTTACTCTCATTTTATATCAATCCTTTTAATTTATCGTATGTGGGTTTAAATTTTGTACTTAATTTTGTGCCATTGATACAGTCTATTATTTTTAAGGCTATATAATATGTGGTGCAGTTTTCATAGTGGGTATCATATACAGGGAAATACTCTTGTGCATAACATCCTTTTTCCATGGTTTCTTGGAAAACAATTTCAGGAAGCCATTTGTTTTCCATCCAATCTAACGGGGTTATTTCAATTAATTCTCTCGGAGATGGTGAAACTATTACACTATCGTGCCAATTATCAGCCCATACTGTAATTTTGTCTAAAATTTCACCATCAAGTGTAATTTCAATTTGTGTTCCATAATATTTTCCATCTAAGTTTTTTAATTTAGCCAGCATTTTTATTTTCCTTTAATTAATTATTTATATTTGCTATACCAATAGCCTGCTACTGTATGCGTTCTTTCATTACATTCTTTCGGATATTTTATTTTTTGTATTAATTCGGCCACGATATTTTCAGTTTCTTCTTTGTCATAACCAAAAACAAAATCATCGTTATTATTATGCCTGTATTGCCTAAGCGCGGGTTCTAATATTTTCAATTTTTATTTTCCTTTAAGTATTTTTCTTAGTTCTTCCATATTGTTTCCCGCATATTCATTTTTTGTCCGTCGTTCCGGATCAGTTTTCTTTATTATATTCCTTAACTTATGCATATAATCCATCGTTTCTATTTCCTTATGTACATTAGATAATCTGTTATGAAGCCAAATTAAAAAATCTCTGTCCTTCATTTTTGCCCCCGCACTTAAAGTTCATAGGTTGTATTCCTCATAGTTGGGGTTTATTTTTCTTATCCAGAAGCATGATCATATGCTGTGATAAGTTTATTGGCCAGCCGCAAAATTTCTTCAAGTTCCGGCAGATCAAGTTTAATAGTTTGTGCTCCTTCATCAGGGAATTGTTCCAGGATAATATATCCCCCACAGGCTTCATCGTCAATTGAAATGTGCGTAATACATTCCCCAAAAAGGGGATTTTCGTTTTCAGCAAATACTGAATATTTTAAGGGTATGGTATTCATTTTATTCTCCTTTAATTGATGCTTCTATTCTATCTTGAATAGTTCTGTGATTTGTAATTTTTGTCCATAAATCCAAATCTTCATCAGTCCATTCATTTATTTTTATTTCATAACTTAAATTATTAAATGTTGTCCAAAGTTGTCTAATCAATACATCTCTTTCATATAACAATTTTTCAACAGCTAAGTTTGGCATGTCATTTTTGTTTTTGGTATTCATTTTTTGTAAACCCTCCTATAATTTTTAATTATGTATTCCCGGCAGACAGTGCCTTTGCAAAGGCTGCATTTGACATATTCTGATTTTTTACCTGTCCCATTACAATTCCTGCAAATTTCTTTTGGCATTTTTTGTCCCCCTTTCTTTTATAATACATTCGGCCAAAGCATCCCGTTCCCCCTTCCACCAACCATTTTCTATCACATTTTTATCTGCTTCCAACCTATTTAAAAGATTTATAGAGGTTTTTAATAAGTCTGACATAATATATCATCTCTTTTTGTTATTGTTTAAATGCACCATACATTATTATAATAATTATGTCAATAGATTTTTAAAATAAAAAAAGCTGTCAAAAACACTTGACAGCTTTTACCCCAGATACTATTATATAACTATAAGTTAATTATTCCTGAAAGTTATTGAAGAATTTTTTTATTTCCTTTTTTGGTTCTTATCGTAGCTTTCTTCCTCCTGCCCCCTATAGGATTTTTCATCCTTTTTTACCTATAGGGGGTTTTAATTATTCAAATTGTTTTTTTAATTCTTCGAACTGGTCTTTCAGATAATCAAATTCCGTATCTTGGAATTTTTCTGCAATATTAGTCACGGCATGTTTAATTTCCGCGATTTTGTCTGAATCTTTCAGCCAGCCCCTTTTTGACAATTCTAAAACCATAGTTGCAGGGTAATCTGCCCATGGTTCATCAAACAGCGGAGCGTCTAATTCTAATACCCTATTCATCACTTTAATTGATTGGTTGATAGATAGGCTCCCGGCCCTCGCAAACTTGCCTATAGCATCTATAGCTTCTTGCCCTTGGATAAGTTTTGGGCCTATTGTTCGCAGCCGCCAATTAATTGCGCCAAGATCCTGCATTAATGTAAAATTAATTAATTCGTCTTCATCATTTCTTTCAGGAGAAAAAGATTGCTGTTCCGCTATCATCTGAATATTTTGGGATGTGGACCTGGAAAATTCTTCTCCGACCCCCAAATACAACGCGGGAATTCTAAATTTGGCCCTAATACGTTTTTCTGAAGTATCTATGTAATCTTTAAACAGGATGTCATTTTGTTGGGGCAACGGTTTAAAATCAATTTTTGCCCCAGTTGCAATATCATCTATATCCCCGTCTGCCGGGGCAGCTTCCAGGATGGCAATATTATGGTAGTTTTCAACCCCTTTTCGTGAATTAAAAATATTAATTAAGTCTTCTACAGAATCAGCTGTCAGTCTTCCCCCTGATACTAATACGGCCAAGGGAGGGATGCCTTGATCAGAAAAAAGATTATAATTGATGTAATCTGCATCTCGCACTCCGAGTACAGTAGATGAAATTCCTACCCATTTTGGTATTCCGTAAGTATCATTGCCTTGTTTAAAATGAATTACTTCGGAAGCTTCTTGCTGAATTTCTTCGTCCGGGCCAAGTTCATCTTCATATTTTCCGGTAATGGCGCACATTTTTCTCGGATCACCATATTCTTTGAAAAATCTGATATCATAGATACTTGTATTAGTGACCATTGCAAATCTGCGGAATCTGCGGTAGATATTAGTTTCTGTAAGTTTGCCGTCCCGGAAAAGCCGTACGGCTGTTTTAACTTCTTCTTGTTGTTTGGCCTGAAGCCTCATGTATCTCGAATCACATCTATATAATGTGGCGATTTTACCAGAAGGATATCTTACAATTTCCATAAAAGAATTGCCTGTAATTTCATAATCGCGCCGCATTTCTTTTCTAAGTTTTGTGAAGCTTTGTTTTTCGTTGACCCGCTTGAAAAAGTTTATAAGAAATTCTCTTTCTTCGATAATTTTAGGATTATTCAGGTCTTCCATATCCCCAAGGTATTGGAATTCATGTCCAAACCCGTCTACGTTATCCACCATTACTTCCACACAGCCCCCAAGCGTACCGGAAGATTCCACTATCGAATATAATTTATTTGGTTCATACGGGGGAACAAGCAGGTTGAAAGATTCCATTGCTGCATTTGTCCATAACCCTTCTTCTGGATTCGATTGCCTGGAACCAAAAGTTAGCGCATCATTTTTGCTTTCTTGTTTTTGGATTAACCTCAATTTTGTTCTAAGGTCTTTTGTTGTAATTTCCGGCATTAAGTTCTCCTTAATATTATTAATAATAGGTTATTATAACATAATACTTTCACATTATAATGCAAGGTTATTCTTCTATGTCATATCCTTTTGCTAAATTTTCTTCATTAATAGTTGTTTCTGTTATAAATGGTACAATAGGTTTAACTCCAAATAATTCTTCAATTGAGGCATGTTCCATATTTCTTTTAAGTTTTGGCAGCACTTCTTCAAGATAATCCTTATGCAGAATCACATCTCAATTCATAATTTCCGCACCCAGGTATTTTATGTGCTTGAATATGGCAAATTTTACACAATGTTATACAATTATCGATATCAGCAGATTCTATAGGATTATTTATTACTGGGTCTATGTGATGGCAATGTAAGGGATATTTGCCATGTTCTTTATTCATGCCGCACTTTTGGCATGTGTAATTGTCTCGGTTTAACACTAATTGCCGAAGTTCTGGTTGCACTTCCCTTGTATATTGGTTTTTTGATAAATACGTCATTTTATTAAAAACAGGGCAGGCCTTCTTACAATTATCGGAACAATATAACTGATTACCTCCATTCACATTTTCTATGGCATATATTCTATTATGCAAAGCATTTCTTCCTGGCGCAAACCACGCTCCGCAGTACGCACATTTACATAATAGAACACCGTTAGTTCCTTCTTCTATTTCTTCATATAGTTCTATTTTATTTCGCGTTACAGAATTTTCGTTGAATTGTATTGGGGATTTTTCTTTTTTTGAACGTCTTTCTTTATTGTTAATGCACCATTCCCTATTTTTTAATTGTTTCTTATCTTTGTTGCGTTCATACCACGAAGCATTTGTTTTGTTATCACATTGTTTACAATAACTACGTAAACCATCTGTAGTTAAAGGACTCTTGTAAAATTCACTATTATCCTTAATTAAACCACATTTTCTACATTTTTTACACACAGTAGTTTTTTTTGGCAATAGTTTTCGTTCTTGGTTGTAAGCTACTTTACATGCCTTACACCAAGGGAATAAATTATCAGCAGAAGCAGTTTGTTTAGCAAATTCTGTGATAGGTTTTGTTTTGTTGCATTTTTTGCATAATTTATATTTCATAATTTTTCATTTCCGCTAAAGTTTGCCCGATTTCCGCTTCAATTGTCAAAGGAACTTTCATTTTAAAACCGAATTCTGAATCAGGTACTGTTTCCATATATTCTTTGACTATTTTTAAATAATAGTCATACTTACCGTCAGCACAACTCCAAATCAAGGCATCATGAATAAAGAGGACTATTTTAAATTCATCCTTATTCACTCGTTCATCTTTTATGATCCTGTGGCCAGATAATAATGTCATATCCGAAGACGGGCCTTGGATCATAGAGTTTAACCCGGTTCTTTCTGTTGCCGCAGCAGTGCCATCGTTTTCTGAATACACATTTGGCAAAGATTGTTTTCTTCCAAATATAGTTCTAAGATACCCATTCTTTCTTAGAAAAGCCAAGTCTTTTTCGTGCCAATTTTTTATTCCCCTGTGTTCTGAAAAATATTTATCGTACATTTCTTGAGCTTGTTTCTTTGTGTATATTACTCCATACTCTTGTTTCGCGTATTTTACAAGACTATGCGGAGAAATAAGATAGATAAGCCCAAAGTTAATGGGTTTGGTATGCTGTCTCAATTCCTTCAATTCTTCTTCGGTCTTAAACACGTAATTTTCAGGAAGATGCTTCATACTAAGTCCTACCATTTTATGAGGATCTTTGCCTTCCTTAAAAATTCTTGTCATTTTTTCGTCACCTGAAACTTGGGCCACCCAAGCTAACTCGGATGCTTTATAATCATTTTCTATTAGACTTTGCCCTTCATCTGCTATAAATAATTGTCGAATAAGTTTAGCTAATTTACCTCTCTTGGGCTGATTTTGAAGGTTCGGGTTCCTAAATCCGGTTCGGCCAGAACTTGTAAATGTAAGGGATGCGGAAGGATGCAACCGGCTTTCTTTTGTAGCATATTTTTCTATGTTTTTGATAAAATTGCCAAGAAGCTGTTTTCTTTCAGACCAATTTATATATAATTGAACAAATTCCTTTGCTTTTTTTGGATACTTTCCATCCAGAATTGTCTTTAACACTTGCTTCTTATCTGTACTTGGCACCCCTGATTTTGCTGATATAATAACAGGTTCAAGATTAAATCCATAACTATGATGTTCTGCCTCTGTTTGATTCTTTCTGAATTTAGTATCCGTCCATTCAAATAAACTTTCTTGCATAATGATGGTACGAGTTAATTTGAAGTTGTCTTTATGTCTTTCATATACATCTGGAGGACATTTTTCTTTAAATTCTACCAAAATATCTTCCATTTCTTCTTTCAGTTTTTGCCTAATGGCAGGAATCTTGGTCAGATCTACTCTAATGCCGTTCCGTTCCATTTCAAAAAGAAGTTCGTTTTCAATGGGTTGTGTGAATTTTACAAAATAGTTTAGTGATTTTTGGTCTTTAATAATCTCCTTTTTTAGTTCCTGCGTGACAAGTAACGTCATAACAGGATCGAGGGAAGAATATTTTATGAACTTTTCCCTGTTGTTTTTTAGAAGACCGAGCATATCAGTTTTTTCCACATCTGTAACCTCCCCTTTATGGGAATGGTAGGTTGTGTACTCGGAGATCAAATCGTCTAAAGAACAGTTTTTGTATTTATTTGAATCTAAAGTGTGGGCCAAAACTCTTGCATCTATACAGCAATTATTAAACTCTGTTACTCCTAAATTCATGAAGGCATGTTGTTCAAACTTCTGGTTAAAGAAATACTTTTTAAAATCTTTCCTACTTAGTAATTCGCGTAATTCATCTATTTTTCTATTAAATCCATTTGTTTTACTAACTCCAATTTCTACTTTGATCGGGGTTGCTTTTGTGCCCCCTCTATTAATTAGTATATTGAAGTCCCCGGTATCCTTCTCCACTTCTTCATACAGAATAACCGTCCATCCCTCCGTTAGATTTTTTGATACCTGGTACGATATTGTAATATAATTTGGATCGTACCAATGAACGCCGGTGGCTTCTGTATCAATGCCAGTTAAATAAAAATCACCTTCTTTAAAACAATTTCCATCTAAAATTGGCCGAATAGAATCCACTTCCTTGTAAATAATATCAGATTGTATAACATACTTTTGGTCTATGAATCTATTAATATTAGATAGATCGGAATGTATTAGCGGGAGTTTTGAAGGGTCTCGTTTAGCAGCATACGGGTTAAACGTGCAAGCAATATGTCTTCCATCCTTTTCAAAGAATTGATTTCTCGCATTTTTTAAAGAACTTTTTTTATATGCTGCCTGAAAAGCCAACACCCCAAAACAAATAATGATTTCAGGATCTACTTCTTTTAATACAATATCGAGACTATCCCTGCAATTTTCTAATATTGTATTAATTTGTCCCGCAGTGAATTTATCCTTTTCAAAATAGCATCTATACGCAGATGCTATAAACACTTTATCCAATGGGAATTTAATTGAATTACATATTTTTGCAAGGATTTTCGGCATCTCTAATCGGTTTTCGTAAGGCGCAGGCCCATCAAATAAAAATAAGATAGTTCCTTTTGGGTTCCCTGCGAATTTAACTGGATGTTTACTTGGTACTAAACATTTTTTGCAGTTCATGTTTTAACTCTCTTTTCAGATTCTTTAATATATTGATATGCCGAACTTGTAGCGTTGCAATTTGGATATCCATATTTCTTTTCTGCTTCCCATCTCGCTTTGGCGGCATCGAGTTTTGTAATAAAACGTCCTAAATTAATATGTTTTTTATTGGGATATATGTTAGCCCTCCATTTTTTATTTACAGTATCCCAATGTACTCCCTTTATCCCGGAAGTATTTGTTTTCTTCGTAGTAGAATTTCTATGATTACAAGAACAACTAACTTCACGTAAATTACACCATTTATTATCGTTCCGTATCCGGTTAATATGATCAACCTGATTTTCAGGTAAATACCCTTCCATATACAGAAATGCAAGCCTATGGGCAAAGTACCTTTTTTTATTAACAGTCATATGAATATACCCCATTCTTGTTAAATATCCCGCTTTGGTTCCTTTTTGCGCCTTATTCCCATTATTTATTTCCCAAGTAAATATTCCCGTTTCTGGGCTATAATGCAAATATTTTTTTAATTCTTCTTGTGTTAAGTTCATAGTCTAATCCTTTTTTACTTCATATGTATCAGAAGTCCACCAGCATTTAACTTTCCTTTTATGTGGCTCATAATAAAAATCCATTTCAATTTCAACACAAGCAGATCCTGTTTCTGAGCAATATTCCACTACATCATATTCCTTACCTTCTCTGATAATTTTCATTTTATTTTCCTTTTATTTCAATAGCAAAATCACAACCCTCCCCCCCATACCAAGCGTATTCAATATCCGCCTCCCCCATAAATATTTCAGAAAAAAGCCAATTCATATCCTGTTCTGGAAGTTGTATTTTTTGTGGCAGAATTTGGGATTCAGTATAATAAATTCCAAAATTATCCAGAATGTAATTATCTATATTTGCTACTGGTATAGGCTCTTCAATATAAGCTATCATTTATTTTTTCCTGTTTGTTCTACCAAACTATTTTTAAATTCTTTGTATCTATCTGAAATTTCTTTTTTGCCTTGGTATACTCCTTCTTCATAGGATTTTAAACACATTTCTGCAAGATCCTCAATTATTCCAATTTCTTCCAATTTGATAGTATTAATATCTGGAAAATACATTACACCAGCTTTTACATTTAGTTTTATGCTATTCTTAAATAAATATAGTTCTAAATCCTTGTTTATTTTAATAATTTTTCTTACAGGTCATGGTTTATCCTTTTCTAATCATTTCTAAAACTTTGTCTATTTCTTCTTTTGTATGAAGGGTGCCCCCGGTATTTAATTCTACATACCATGCAAGCACTTCTTTTTTTGTTTCTAAATCATTTACACACCATATAAAATCGCAGGTATGGGGAATACGGCCTTCAAATTCTGAATAATAATGGTTGAAAACAGGTAATTTATCATCTAAAAAATCAAGTACGGCAGTAAGACGTTGTTTTCCATCAACAAGCACATAAGGCCCTCGGAAATCATTCATCCAACCTGGACAATTTGTTTGTATGATGTCAGACCCGCTTCCTCCCTTCAACTTAAATTCTACATAGGCTATTTTTTGTTCTTTTGTCCATACATGTCCCCTTTGAAAATCGGGATTAATATCAAAAGGAGGATTTCTGTCCCTTCCTATATGTTTTTTCAAATACTTCCATCCCACATTAACTCTATAATTAGATGGTTTTGTCATTTGAAGTATATCACTAAATTTCATTTTTTATTCCTTTTCTAAATTAAACGGGTAATTCCAGCAAAAAACATAATCAAAAAAATTATAGCAGCCAGAATGATCTGCTATCAAGATATTTAGCATTACATTTGGGTTGTCCATAAAATCATCTGCATCATAAAATAAAGAATTTCCGGTATATTCCCCGTTTTCATCTATTTCTTCTCAAACATATTCTATAATTCCTGATCGCACATCAAAATATTCATTACCAAAATGTGCGACTTTTCTTATAAAGACTATTTCTTCATCATGTTTAGGTAATTTTTCATCTGGTATGTAAAAATCAAATGTAATCATTAATCCTCCTTTTTTAAATAAAAAATGCCCTTAACAACATGTCAAGAGCATATCAAAATAATATTAAATAGTCAAGCTTAATTTATTGGTTTAACTTGTGCCTTAACTTTATCATAATTCCAATTTAGGCTAATTTCTTTAATAATTTGTTCTAATTTATTGAAATTATAGCTTACTACGTCATCTGTATTTAGTTTATATATCTGGTTAAGATTATTGAACATATCTTCTATCCTAACCTTATGTTCGTCTATATATTTTTGCCAACCTTTTTCATCTTTGTATTTTGACATAAAAGATGTTTTCATACAAGATTTAATTACGTCAGTATCTTTTCTTTCTGTTATAATCCAATGTGCATTTGGAAAAGCGTCGTCCCATGTACGCCAGTCAAGACAAGGTTTTGTATCTTTAAATCCCCATTTCATTCCCGGTTCCAGCCCTTGTTTTATCATTATATCTAAAACATTATTTTTTCTATTAAGATCTGATTTATGCCATCCAACGGGGGGCAGTGGATTTTGGCCTTTGGGATCAAACCCATATTTTTTTAAATGTGGCTTTTGAATTTGTTTTATTATATGATGATTTTCGAGTTGTTTTTGTGGGTTGGCCACAGTTGTTTGTATTACGTCGCCTAAAAATAAACCACACAATTCTAAAAGTTGTGTGGTCATGGAAGTTCTCGATCTGGCAGGGCCTGTTATTATTATAGGATCTAACATATATTAAGTTCTTCTATTGAATGATTTTCTGGTTGAAATATGGCCAATCCAGCAGTAATTATTTTTTCTATTTTATAATTATGCGGGGGATATAAAAAATCTACAGTAATTATTTTATCTTGAGGGTATGTGTAAATGATAATATGCCCCCAAGGATAAAGAAAGGTAACACAATTATTAGTTGAAATCAAGGAAGAATGTAATATATTTTGTGTGAATTCTATATTTTGAAAAATGGACTTTATATCCCCTATTCTTTTTTTAGTTCCTTTCATATATAAAAATTTATGTTTTAGTTTTTTCATGTGGAATGCCTTTTACATTAGGTATTTGCTAATATATCTTTAAGTTCAATTTTGGGAAAACAAGTTAAGGCTGAATTTGGATTAGCATTTATTATATTTTTATCTGTTTCTTTTGCGATGGCTTCAAAATGCAACATAAATCTATTGTAGATATCTTGCCTTGGGTTCTTTTTGTTATAATAATCGTGATAATTTGATTTACCATTTACAAATTGCATGTCAAACCCCAAAAGAACAATGGTATCGAACCCTTTTCTTATAGCTAAGTTAATAGCAGTAGCACCAGAATTCGCCATACCATTCGGAAAAGCTAATTTACCGGGTTCAAAACAAATCATATGTTTCTTGCATCTTTGATAATATTCTACTTTTTTATCATTTTTAGCTGCACCACTACATGAAACAATTTTATTTGGCCATTTTTGAATATCTTGTTTATGGTTTTTATAAAAAGAAGAATCCGCAAACATCCAAACATCAATCAAAGTACCGAGGCGGAAAGCCTCGTTAATTCCTATGATATATTCATGTTTTATGAGGGAAAGGTCTACATCTTTCAAGGAAGGCCCTCCCCCTAATATAAAACATCGTTTCATCGTTTATTTCTATCTTTAGGTGGTTTACAATTCCCGCGACCTCTATTTAATCTTTTTCCTTGTCCGGAGCCATCTCGTTTTGGTTTCATCTATTTTCCTTTCGTATTTAATTAGGTACATCAACCACTTCAAAACATTCCCATTGTTTTAATTGCGTCTGCCATTTTTATTACTCCTATCTTTTAATCATTCCCGTAAGTTTTGATTTGCCGTACTCCCGCGCTCCGGTGTATCCTAAATAACCGATACCAAAAACATGTCACAATGCTTCTGGTATCGCGGCTAACCAAGCCCGCATACCATCAGCTATTTGATCCGCAATAGCCGGACTGAATACTGATAATATCCCCATCGGAATACCACATAAAATCATGATGTAAATTACCCAGAGAAAGCTTGGTCTGGCCCGACTCGTCCATGGATCACTACTTTTAGCCTCGGCCAGGATCGCGCTCAACTGGATTTCTTGTGCCTTAAATTCACCCTGCTGTTGTAATTCTAGAGCTTTAAGTTTAAACGCCTGCTTCTGATTTGCATCGACAAAAAACTTATCCGCAACAGTATCAATCGCACCTGTAATAGCTGTTCCTATGCCCGTAACATCCATTACACATCTCCGATTTTTAG